GTATAGGCCGTATGTGTGGGTTTTTGTCTCTAGGCTGTAGCCCGTGAAGTCTAGAACTTTGATGCCGGCTTCTTCTAGTTCTTGCTTGAACTGCGTGAGACTTGCGTACTTTTTCTTTTTAGGGCTGTAATCTTTCACAAGACTATCCCGTAGGCAACGCACCATAGTTCTAAGGCTATGGCGTATAAAGGTTTGTGTAATAGAGCGAGGAGAGCTAGAACAATGAGAGTTTTAAAACTTGCTCTTTCCAGTCTTGTATACTTAGTTTCTTCTGACATTCTTTCATCCTGTTATAATTGACGGTCTCTTGATTTAAGGGAAATAGCAAACCACCGTCTCTGTATTTAAATCCCGTAGGTCCTATGAATTCTTCTAATTCTTCGAACAGTATATATGAGAAATCCCCGTACGATAATTGAGCTAGGTAAGGGTGTAGGTAAAACCGATAAAAGTCTGCTACTCTGAGAGTGCCTCGCTGCTTAGCGTATAGATTTCGTAATGCTTGGCCGTGTCGCTGTCTGAGTTCAGGATCATGGACAATGGCTATGTGATTATAGTCCGGACGCTCTTTGGTTACGAGTGCCCATCTATAAGGTGAGATGTATCCCATGGTGTTAGAGATACCTGACTTATTAAGAAACTTGTGAACATCTGTGACACCGCAGGGTGCCATACAGAATATCGTAAAGTCCTTGCCTTCAATAGAGTTCGGCTGTCTATCGAACATCTTTGTTGAAGTATACGTTCTCTCCGTCAAAATCAATGGTTAATCTTCCTTCATGCGCGGCGGTCTCTAACATTTGAAAGGTTTCAGCAGTGCCGTCTCGTCTACCGCTTTTGTAGGAGGTGTAACCCAGTCCGACTAGACATACAATCATTATTCCTAATGCCTCGAGGAAATGGATCTCTATCAAGATTCTACCCTCTTCATACCGAAGAGTCTTCGTACCTCGTCTCGGACTTCGCCTGTAACAGCGTGTCCAAAGCCTTCTGGATCTAACAATCTTTTGACAAAAGCCTCTAGTTCCTGTATTCGAGCCTTTGCGGCATCGTCTGCTGAAGCAAACTCAATACTTCTATCGTACATAATCTTTCCTTTCTTCTATTTATAGTGAGTAGTGAAACCGTCTTTGGGGCGATCCATCTCTTCTACCATCTCGGATAAAGACATACCTTTTTCTAATACAATGACATCACCTTTCTTGTGTTCATCGAAGTCTCGATGATAGACTCGGACACGGAGTCCTGAATTACACCAAGTATCAGTCCTGCCTTTAGCGGCTTCTATCATTGTGACCGTCTCGCCCCACTTCTCGGCTTCTATTTCTAACTGCCTTTGATTGACCTTGTCATAATGTTCTGTCATACTTTTACCTCTAGATTTTGCTAACCGCGTAGTCGTAAATTTCTGCCCAGTCTTTAACGACTTTGGCATCGCCCTCGTAGAACATATTGTGTCCGTGTTCAACAAGAACTGAATCTAAACCTACGCTTGCACCTATGTCCGCATTTTCTGGCTTGTCTTCAATCCATATCGCACCAGGATATAGATCAGCAGCCTCGGCTAATGCTTCGTCTTTGTCTGCACCACAGTCTAAACAAACGACATCAATGAATGTCTCAGGACCAAACAACTTAGCTAGGTTCTGTTCACGTAGTTTCTTAGCGTATGGATCGAGACTTAAACTCGTAATCGCTACAAATTTGAACTGATGCTTTTCTGCTAGCATCTTGATGTACCATTGAGCGTCTCGGAGTGGAGGAAGGAAACCGACAGCTGCCGATTCGTTAAATGTTTTGACGAGAGCCCTAGATGTCATTTTTTCTAGTCCGTACATCTTAGCCACGTCGTAAACAGAATTGTCTACAATCTTGTGCCCGTGAAGGTCCATCCAAGTCTTAAAGCTAAACTCCCAATCAAGGCAAGCTCCATCACAGTCTGTGAGTATTACTCTGTTATATTGATTGTGTTTAGATTTCATAAGTTTTCTTTCGTTAGTTAATTTAATTTATACAAGTATTATACACTCTAAATACCTGTTTGTCAAGCATTTTACTCAATTCTTTTGACTCTCTTCATACTTCTGAGCTACCATCACACCCCACCAAGCTAACCCTAAACCACCGAGAGACCAGAGGAAGCCTTCGAGTAGGCCCATAGTATCTTGTTCAATACTACCGACTGAGCCAAGAACAATCATAAAGCCGAACATGATACGGAGAATGCCCGTACCGCCGGTGTAGCCTTTAGGCCTGTTATAATATTCCTCTTGGATCCTACCAGTTCTAGAGTTCATACCGTAGTTCTTCATGTCTTTGTCTACGCTCATATTAATAGCCCTGCGTCATATGTGAGTAACACTCTGGATGTTGGTCGGCTAGGTTTCTGCCACAAAGACAAGTCTCTTCTTCTTCTTTAGACGGAGCGCCGGCCCAACTTCTGATTGTATCTTCTGATACTTTGCCTAGGAATATGTCTTCTAGACTCGCTGTTTTTAAATTATTCGCCATAATATATCCTTTCTTAATTTTTATTATACAACTATTATAAACTCGTTTTATTCAAAAGTCAAGCAAAAAACGCACTTTTCTTAAAGAAAAACGACATTAACTGAGCTGAAAATGAGCAAACTTAGCATCCAAACTAGGAACAATAAAGTAACTAGTTTGGCAGCAAAACCGATGATATCTGGTAAATACTTGAATGCCAAAAATATAACTACGCAAATTCCAATTAATTCTAACATATTATCCGTTCCTTTATTGTTTAATATGTGTATATTATAAAGCCTTTATACCAAAATGTCAAGACATTTCTCACCTAATAGGGCAATCTTTCGCTCATAGAAATCAAGCACTTACCAATTATTAGTAATCTTTATGGTAGATATTAGGGTTTTAGAGCTCTTCTCGAGGTACGATTGACCAACGTCCAAACATTTTGACCGCTAGATAAGCACTTTGGATCTTCCAACCAGGGACTTCTGGCTTAGCACTTTCCATGCCTGCCTTGAATACCTTATCGCCAATTGCTTTGGCTTCCTTCCATGTTGCTTTGTCCGCAGTCTCGGATGCTCGATACTGTCGAATGCAATAATAAATGTAATCGTGGATGACAGCTGCTCTTGCCACATCAAATGGTGCTAGGATTGCCCACAATGCTCTAGGGCATGATGCCAAGTCGCTCTTGAATCCTTTAGATACACCAATTCTTCCTTTAGCCGATACTTTAACACCGACTGCTCTAAGTGCTGCAATTTCCTTTTCATTAACCAAGTCACAATCAAAGGAGAGGGTTGAGTTTAGCGTCCAAGTCCTCGGTGCTTGAAATGTGCCGTCTAATAGTTTGTTGAATGATCCCATTATACTAACCTCCTAGGTATATAAATATAGTAAAGTTCACGTTTATTTATAAGGATCGAAATATGGCAGACCTAAGTAAGGCCAATTTATTAAATGAAAGGTATTCTAGAGTGCCTATTTTCGTGTCTATCACAAAGAAAGGCACAGGGCATCCTGTGTTGAGTAAGTTCGGTGGTGGTAAATTTATACCCACCAAGTTCATTATTGATGGGAAGGAGTATGTCGTAAGTAGGTGCCAACCTACACAGCTAGTAGATGCTATCAGTAAACATAATAAACTAGTAATGGTAAATGCTAACGGTGTAGAGAGACCATTAGGACACTTAGAAAAGACACAAGATTACAAGACAGGTAAGAGCTATAACAACGGAGATATTGCTGAGGGTATATTTGGTTGTGCTATTCTAGCTAGGTTTATGAACAAGAACCGAAATATAACAGCAGCCGACGTTGAAACTTACATGAGGCAACTAGGTAAATCACCTAAACAGAAGTTAAGTTTTCAATCGCCGAACGACAATCCAGATATTAAAGATGACGTTGAACTTACACTAGGACTCGCTAAGAATAACATTGAGGCTCTGTGTGATGTATCTATTAGGCAACTACCTGATGTACAAAAGATCACCGCGGCGTCTGTTAAGTATGCCAACTCAGGTAATGTAATGAAATGGGCAGAAACTGTCTATAATAATAACGTCTACAATAAGATCGCTGTAGTGGCTGACGGCACTGCCAATCAGACTGAGACAAAAGTAGACGTAGCGGTCTTCATATCAACACACACCAAGGAACTTAAAAAGGTAGATATTAATGTATCTTTAAAGGCAGGCGATGTTAAACAGTTTGGACAAATCAGTGGCTCTGGCTTTGATGTACAGATTAAGCTATGGAAGCAGGTGTTTGATATTGATGTGTCGAGCCAGAAGAGAGTTTATAACGATTACCTTAAAAAGACAGAGACTCAAAAGGCTCTCCAGCACGTCTACACTTATGTATCTAAAGAGTTAGAAAAGAGACTCTCCTCAGATAATGATGCAACTCTTAAGGCATTTGCTAATGCTATTAGATATCACGCAACACGGAATGAGGAGAATGTTCAGTTAGTACAGTTGACCTCAGGTAAGGCAAAAGTATATACGTTCGACAACTTAGAGATGGCGTTCGAAAAGATTGGCAAGATTCGGTCTGAGGTTACACTGAAGGCAGATGTTAAAGTAGGATCCAGTGGTCTTCCTCAAATTGATGTATATGCTGACGGTATTAATGCTTCGATACTTAGGATAAGAGCTAAAACTGAGACTAGGCCTGATGGCGCTCTGTACTTTAGAAACATCTTTGAGAAACTATCAGGCTTAGGTGATTTGATAGCACAATATGCGGGTGAAGATGAAGATGAAAAAGATTAGAGCAACAATACAAGTAGAAGTTCCATACAGTAACGAGCTGCTAAACTCTGGCGCCAAGTTAGACGCAGAGCTTAGAAAGGTAATAGACAGCACATCCTTTATCCATTGTAAGTTGGAAGCCGGCGATCTAGAACCTAATGGCAATACAACATTGAGTTTGGTAGATGAGAGCTAACCTTTTCTTTCTGTTCCAGCACAAGCAGGAACTTTATATTGTAGATAACGCCCACGTTCAGGACGTCCCTAAACCTCGAGAACTAATCCGACGAGTATCTACAGTCGAGCAGTGTCGTCAAATTGCCGAGAGTATGAACATGGTAATTGCTTCTGATACTGCTAGGGAAAGGACTAAGATTCACACCCCTGAAGGTATTGAAAGAATAAGACAAGCAAAAATGGGCGACAATCATCCTGCTCGTAAGCACGGACGATCCAAAGAGTTTAGAGATAAGGTATCTAAAACTATGAGAGGTACTAGACGTGGTGAGAACAATCCAATGTACAACAGACGTCACTCTGTAAAGACTAGGGAAACAATGTCAGAGCTGTTTCATGCAAGAGAGAAAACTAAATGGGTGTGTGGTCCTGACAATCAGAGAACTAGAATACCTGTAAGTAAACCTATACCAGAAGGTTGGCAACCTGGGGTTTATTATGATCCTTACAAGCCAGACGTTTTACTCCCTATCGACGATTAAAGCGTATCCTGCACCACTCCACACTGAAAACTCTTTATTATATTTCTCACAATATTCTTCTACGGCTTTCTTAGTTCCAGGCCAATTGTCCGAGTAGTCATGAACAGCTACTAGCCCACCAGGCTTCAATCTAGCATGCCAGTATTCTAATCCTTCTTTAACTGCCCAGTACTCGTGATTAGCATCCCAAAACACAAAATCAACCATCTCTCGCCAGATGTAATTCTTATCAAAGGTAGTGATCTCTACGCTTATGTTGGGATAGTCGGATACGTTCTTAAAGAAGTTTTCTAATTGCTCTTCGCCGGTACATACAAATTGTTTAATGTGTTCCAGTCTTTCAGGTGATAACAGATAATCAGCATCCTGTCCTGTTTTTTCTAGGTGCTCTTTAGCCTGTTTCATTGTTACACCAAGTGGTATAGCTTGAGGTATGCCTTCGAACTTATCAATACAATGGATTCTCCATCCAGGACCTAGAGCCTTAGCAAAGTCGCAAGTGCTTTTGCCTTGGAAGGAACCCACTTCTACCATTAGTCCGCTTTTAGGCAGCCTGTTAGCAGTCTCGTAGGCAGCTAGTCTGTCATCCTCATACCAGAAGCCTATCATTACTTAGATGCTGCTTTCTTTTTACGAATTGTTTTTTTCTTAGTAACCGGTTTGTTGTATTCTGTAATACCTAAGTCTTTTAGCAAAGGTTCGAATTCAGGCCAGTCCTTTAGAAGTGTTCCGTCTTTAATGTGAGTAAGGATCTTCGCCTCGCTCATGTGTAGCCCTTCTAAGATTTGTAGCCAGTTCGCTTCTTGTTTCCAGGGTGGGAGGTTCTTAAGGTTAGAACCAGGTGTAAAGAATTGTCTAATTCTACGCCACTCCAGTGTCATTGTAGTTTGTCCCATTCCCTCTGGAATGTCCTTGTCAAACTTCACTGTCTCAGGCACACCTTCGGGTACTCCAAAGTCATATTTCTCAGCACCGACGCCCATTCTAAATATAGGAACAATCAATTGATTGCCTGCTCCACACTCTTTGAGCCTTGCTAACTTCTCTGCTTTGTCTGCGCCTTTAATAACATATTCAAAGGCTTCATTAATTTGTCTAAATTTTTTCATGTTGTCTCCATTGTCTAGAAGTCTGTAACGACATCCATCATACCACGCATTTTATTTTTTATGAAGTAGTTTAATAACTGACTTCTATCTCCGCCTTGTTGAGCTTCGTAACTATTTATAATGCTATCTTTTATCTCCTGTGGCGTTTTGGACAAATCAACTAACAACTGATTGCGATTGAAACCGTGTGCCATTTCAGAGTTGACAACCCATTCTTCAGGCGGCTTAGTTTTCCATTCAGCTAACAGTTTCTTTTTAATGGGACGTTGGCGTGTGCCTGTTACAAAGCAATCATCAGGTGATAGCATATTAGGTACACCGTCTCCTTTGTCGCCTGTAATGATATGTTCCATTAGAACTTGATCTGCTGACTCTTTAATCTTAACCCACTTCTTAAATGCGGGTGCGTACTGTTTGACATTCTTGTACTTCTGCAATTGATTAAAGTCATGGTCACCACTGATAATTAGGAAAGGCTCAGGTTCTATCTCATCAAACAAACCCTGTGGCTCACCCTTAGTCTGCGAATACTCAGCAAGTGTGCCTATAACATCATCAGCCTCAGCACCCTCTACGTCAATACAAGGGTAAGGAAAGAACTCTGATAAGTCGTCTCTGATAATATTAAGAGCACCAAAGATTGCGGGCCAATCTAGTGGACTGTCATCGCGGCCTTTCTTACGATGTGCTTTGTAATGAGGAAACACATCTCGTCTCCAGTACCTACGGTTGTCCATTGCCAGCACCATCTCACCATACTCTGAACCGAACCTAACCTTATAGGAACGGATTGTATTGATAATCATGTGCCGTAACAATGGCAAGTCTACCTCTATGTTATTATTATTGCGTCCTCCAATCTCTGCCATGAAATTCGCAATTGCTGTTTGGTTAAAGTCAACTACTATCATGTCAGGATCCTCAACAATACGGAATTAGGTTGTAGCCTTGTACGGACTATCATCTTCTTGCCTCTAATACCGTCATTCATAAACTTATGTAAACCATTAGCCCTAGCTTTCTTAAACATTGCCAACACTTCATCAGGCTTACGCACAGTCTTCTCATAGGAAGAGTCGACATCATAGTTATCTATTGACGTACCCTTAACACCTAAACCACCCGAGAACTCTGACTTGTAAACACCTAGGCGCTTACGTTTAACATCGTAGTACCATACTTCACTAGCTCCGATAATATCTACGGGGTTCTCAGACTTGATATCCAAGTCCTTAAACTCTTGTAAGTACCTTAGACGTTTTACAACCTTAGCTTTATCAGTAGGCTTCTTACGTCTAATGCGTGTTATCTTCTTAGTCTGTTTAATGTTCATAATGAACGATGCTACGTCATTGTACCAAGCAATCAAGTCCTTAGTCGTTGACTTCTTAATGTTAGAATAGCCTTCGACTAGCTGTTCGTCCCAATCGCTACGGTTCTTCATTAAACGAACACGGGTAAGTTCTTCAAACTCGCCTCGCTCTTTGTCTAGTATCTCAAAGAACTCATTAATCTCAGCTTGATTAAGTTTAAACGATTCCAGTTGATTGAGGCTAGGTGTTTTCTTACCATCTAGGATATGTTCAACACCAATCTCAACATACTCTAAAGCGTCAGGTAAGTTCTGCCTAATTTTAACCACCTTAGGCTTAGCTGCAATCTCTTCTTTTATTTCAACTAGTTTCTTAGCTTTCTCGAGTTGCTCTGGCATCTTATCCCGAATGTACTTTTCTACATTAGCAGGTAAGTACCCAGTCTTTTTCCAGACATAACAACTTTGTCCTGAGGACCTAAAGTTATAGTCGGGGAGTTTATTTAGCTGACGCTGTGTCTCAGCGTCCCAGCCTGAGGCATCCTTCATCCATGCTTTGAATGCGACAATACATTGCTTGTCGCCGATTTCATAGTGAATGAAATACATGGCATCTTTGTATGCCTTGTCTAGTTCATCAGGGTTAGTGAGAGTCTGGATCTTTTTCCAGTCTGGTTCTGTGAGCAAATACATGCTACGTTTTTTCTTAGCTTGTGCCATAAAAGGACTCCTTTAGTGTAATTCATAATAATAATTATAAGACATAAAAAGTCATTTGTCAAGCACTTTTTAACCAAAATAGAAAATCTTTTTAGGAGTCTAGCGGGGAAAGTACCTTAAATCCGATGATCCTGTCCCAATTAATGGTACGCCACTGTCTGATTTGAGTGTCGAATACCGTAATGATATTTGGGTTGGGTGTGCGAGGTGTTGTTACCTCTGGGATAGCTTGTGGCATGAGAGTACATTCCATGTGTCGAATCTCGCCATTGGCTTTGTGGAATACGAACTTACAGTTTGTCTTTTCAAGTAGGGTGTGAACCTGTCCTTGCCATTCTGCGTCGTTGCGTGTTTCTAGATATTGTGTTACATTTGGCATAATATTACTCCGATTGAGTTTTGTTATCAATGAGCCATTTCAAACGGCTCTCCTTTACGCTGTCCATTTTAGATTCTTTGCCATACTTTTCCGATACCCAATTATCTGATTCCTCGTCAAATGGCTCAGGTGTTGTTGGCTGTTCCTCTGCCTTAACACCAAAATCTTGTTCAGGTTTTTCTAAATCCTTTTCACCTATAAACGTAATGGACTCGCCTCGTCTTTGCATTAGACTCATATTAGCTGCTATCACTAGTAAGATCGCTAAAGGATCAAATACAAATATAAGTAACATTATAATGATTCTGACGGATTTGTCAACGTTCGCGGCGACCGAATCTTGATATATTAGTTCTGCGATGTATTTAATAGGACCTAGTTCAGCATTCATATTGGCTACTTCTTGTTTCATAGGAAGAAGCTCTAGGTTAAGTTCGTCAATCCTAGCAACAGCAGCGTCCATTTGCGCGTTTAATTCTCCACGTTCCTCACGTTGTTGCCTGTTTACATAGTTCTTATCTTGTCCTCTAGACGTTCTTAGAGTGTCATCTAAACCCTCGATACGTTGTCTAGCCTGTTGTAACTTACTTACTTCCGCATCTAATCTAAACTCTATGACTTCCATGTTTAATGTGTAGTCTTGATTGGTTGCTGTCTGATCTATGTGAGCTCTGGATAAAAAGCCAAAGATGCCAAGGGAGGTGATGATGCTTAGAACTACAACCGCTGCTGTAAAATACGTCTTGATGAGTGTGTTAGATGTAGACCAATACCTATATAGCCACGCAGCCGTAACCAACTTAGCTATCTCAAGGGCAATACCCATTGTCATAATTTCTGTTGAAGCCGCCGGGAATATTGTTATCAGTCCGACAATAGAAAAATAAGCCGCCACAGAAGATACTGCTAAGGCTGAAAATAAAAGTAAAATTATAAATGGCATTTAGGTCTCCATTGTATGGGCTCGAACTCTGCTAAGGGTTCTTTGTTCAATCTAATGTTCAACATAGAGTTTAAACATTTGGGGTCGTGGCGCTGTTGCCACTGCAATAGAAACTCTTGCATCTTCGCCCATGATTTCATTTTAAATTCAGCAATAGTTTCTTTTTCTAATTCACCTTCGAAGGCAAGTACATACTTGCTACTCCCATAGTATTTCTCATATAGTCTCTGTGTTTTACCAGAGTATCCTATATAATATGTGCCGTCCGGGAAGTATGTGCAGTACACTCTATGAACTTGCGGTTCCTTCTTCTTCCTTGGCTTTCTCTTCTTGACTGTCATCTAGTACACCTTCATCATTATCTTGTGTACTATTTATGTCCTTATTTTTACCAAAGATTAAGTCCCAATTATCTCGGAACTTGTTATCATCTGTGCCTTTACGGCGCCCTGAGCCTTTCCCACCATGCCATTGAGTCAAGTGCTATTCCTCTTTAATAAACACGCCGTCTACCATCTTGCCTTTACGATCTTTAATGTCGTCGTAAGCAATAGCTAAACAGTCCTTGATTGTTAATTGGTTTCGTTTGGCAATGTTTATAAGAACAACAATACAGTCACCAATATCGTCAGCCACGTCTCTTTGTTTGCATACGTTATCTGACAACTCGCCGACTTCTTGGATCAGTTTACATACCTGATCTTTGTCGCTAGCTCCGTCAATTAGGTTACGGTCCTCATGCCAGTTCTCAATGGCTTTAATGTAATCCTCAATATTTTGCACGTTCTATATCCTCTTCTTCACATTTTTCTCCATACTGTATCTCAATGATGTGGCATGGTATATTAGATGTATTAATAATTTGGTGCCATGTCCCTCTTGGAACATGATACACGTCTTCAGTTTTTAACTGTACTTCCTTGTAGTCTGCAAGTCTTATCTCACATACTCCACTTTGAACAAACCATATCTCGCTACGGAAATAGTGTTTTTGGTAGCTGAGGCGTTCCCCAGGTTCAATTACCAATTCTTTTAATTTCATTCCAGTCTTTTCAAATAAGACTTTGTAACTTCCCCACCCTCTATGGACAGACTTATCGTATTTCCATTCTTCTAGTATTCGACTACTGCTATCTAATTTATAATGCCCACCTACGCCGAATCTAAAGGTGATGTCTGGTACAAATATTTCTGGGATAGAATGGTGATCTCTGTCTCCACCATTACAAAAACAAATCTCGTCTTTAGGAAAGGTTTTCTTGAGAGTCTCTAAGGCGTCTATGCAAGTATCATCATCGTCATCGAAACCAACAACCAAATAGACATTTGCTAAGTTTTCTAATATTGTGGCACGGTCATCAAACTCCATAAAAGGTTTGCCCTTCTTACGAGTTAACCATTCGTCGCTGTTGAGAGCTACAACTACCTTATCACACTCTACGGCTGCTTCATTAATTAAACGGATATGTCCTGTATGTAAAGGATCAAACCCACCACTTACTACGCCTATTCTCATATCAAATTATTCTTCCTCAGGTTCTTCTAATTCTAACTCTTCCTCAAACTCCAACTCTTCTCCACAAAATGTGCAAAACTCTGGAGTGTAAAAATGTTCGTCCATGTCGTGTTGTACTTTGAACACTGCCTCACATTTAATACATTCTAATATCTTTGATCTTCCCATATATTTTCCTTAAAGTCCTTCTCCCCAGAGCCATGCCGGGTCGGATCCGAATATGTGCGTAACTTTTATATCTGTTTTAGAAAGGAACTCGTGTCCGCTTCCAATTGTTGCATTATAATCATTTATATAGTAGACTTCTGAAATGCCTGCTTGATATATTAGTTTAGCACAATGCACACATGGAAAGTGTGTAACAAAAAGACTGGCACCTTTACTAGATTCAGTCGATGTGCATATTTTCATTAACGCATTAGCTTCAGCGTGGATTACTTCAGGTTTTGTTTGTCCTTCGTGTTCACAAGTGTTGTCCCAACCAGAGGGTGTACCATTATAACCTACGGATAATATCCTATTATCCTTTACAATAACACAACCTACCTGTAGCTTTAATGCTGAGGATAGCCGCGCTGTCTCTTCTGCTATTTTAGCAAAATATTTAATGTATTTTAGTTTGATCCCCACACATCACCCCAATCCCCTGTCAATGCACCACGTGCATAGTCAGTAGCCCTATTCTCAAAGAAGTTTGTATGTGTAGGAGCATTAACCATTTCCTCTACCCAGGGTAGTGGATTCTTTTTAACTTTGTAAATGCCTTTCATGCCCAAACTAATTAGACGTCTATCACAGATATATCTAATGTATTTCTTAACTTCAACTGGTGTTAGGTTTTCCATATCACCTGATGCAAAGGCTAAGTCGATGAACTTATCTTCTAACTCTGTCATCTTTTCAGCAATAGTATAAATCTGTCCTTTTAGTTTATCATTCCACAATGATTTGTTTTCTTCAATGTAAGTTCTAAACAACTTAATCATAGACTCGGCGTGCATTGTTTCATCAACGATTGACCAAGTAATAATTTGTCCCATACCTTTCATCTTACCGTGACGTGGGAAATTAAGTAGCATAATAAAAGAACTGAACAACTGCATACCCTCAGTAAATGCTGAGAATGCCGCGATGTTTGTAGCAATAGATTCAGGTGTGCCGTTATTGTTAGACATATCCATAAAGTATTCGTGCTTGTCGGACATAGCATTATACTCTAGGAACTCGTTATATGTACTCTCAGGCATACCTAGTGTTTCGATTAAGTGAGCATAGGCAGCTACGTGCAATGCTTCTCGAGCTGCAAACCCAGACAACATCATACGAACTTCTGGTTGTGGGAAGTGAGGTAGATAGTTTGTTACATAGCCACCTGCTACATCAACGTCACCTTGTACGAAGAATCTAAAAATGTTTGTAAGGAAAGCCTTCTCGCTGTCTGTTAGTTTGGACGCCCAATCCTTAACGTCTTCATTCATTGGCACTTCTGTATGTAACCAATGGGACTGTTCATGCTTCAACCAGGCATCATATGCCCATGGATAGTTGAAAGGTTTGAAATAAGATCGAGGATCTTGTAGTGTTAGTTTCTTTTTTATTGCTAATGCCATTTATTCTTTTCCTTTGTCTATTTTGTTTATTTCTTCAAATCCCCATGCTCTTTCAGCACACCACCAACACTTATTACATCTACCTCTATTTTGTTCTGTACAACTATGGGTAATAGGCATAATAATTTCTTCAATACCCAAGTCAAATCCTAATTGTATTGTCTCATCTTTTGTCCAATCTGCAAAAGGATGCGAGACGTACTGTTTTTCGTGTTCGTTAACCTCATACCTTTCGTTAGGCATAGGATAGCCTTCGGGTAACAGTTCACGTTGACGGGGAGGATATTTATTCATCCCAACCATTATAAACTCTGAATATCCGTTTTCCAATACCTCCATCACGCCACTAGTAACATAGTCTGAAGGATTTTCACTGTTAATTTTCCCTACAATTCTTGTTGGTACAAACTCTATTTCCATATAGTCCGCTAACTCTTTTAGTACCAGGTTAGCATAATGTTCTGCTCCGTCAAGTTTAGGCACGGTGTAAGCTATACACTCTTGTCCTCTCTTGTTACAGATAGTTTTTGTCATGTACCAAAGGCAAGCTGAGTCCCAGCCTCCCGATACAACTACACCGATTCTTTTATCTGTTGGAATATAAGGATCAATATGTAGCCAGCGATTTCTCAAAGTCAACACGCTATCCTTCACAGGCTAAACACTCCCCATCTGCAATTGCTGTCATATCTAATTCCTGTATAATATCTCTCTCAATACGTCGAGACACTTTATCTGCCTTACCCAGTTTCTCTGAGCGGCAATAGTACAATGTTTTAAGTTCATACTTCCATGCCAAGAAATGTACTGCGTGAAGATATTTCTTATTAACATCTGGACGGAAGAATAAGTTAAGTGATTGTGCCTGATCAATAAAAGTTTGTCTGTCTGCTGCGTGTTCAATTACCCAACGCTGATCTATTTCCATTGCTGTTTTGTATACTGCTTTCTCATGATCTGATAAGAATGTGAGATGTTGTACCGATCCGTCGTTGGCAATTATCGAAGACCAAGTTTCATCATAATCCAGTTTCTTATTTTCTTCAACCATATTTTTAATAAGACCATCCAAATGCTTATTCTTATTAAGATAAGATCCACTGAGTGTGTCTTGCCTGTAAGCATTCGCCCTAAAAGGTTCAATGCTCGGACTAGTGTTTCCCATAATAATACTGCTACTAGCATTGGGAGCGATAGCCATAACATGACTAAATCTTCGTCCCGTGCCCTTTGCATCAGGAGCCTCACCTCGTTCTTTACCGAGTTCCAAATTTGCTTCATCTAGTTTACCTTTGATATGTCTAAACATACGAATATTAGTACCCTTCGCCTGAGGTGTTTCCCATGCAATACTATTCTTTTGCAGATACGCATGGAACCCTAGGGCGCCGATACCAATACTCCTTTCACGTTGTGCTGAAAACTTTGCTCTAGATACTGAGTCCGGAGCGTTTTCAATAAAGTATTGTAGTACATTGTCCAACATTTCTGCCATGTCTTTCAGGAATAAAGGTTGTTTACTCCAAGCATCATAGTGTTCTAAGTTAACAGATGACAAACAGCACACTGCTGTTCTATCTTCATTTGTTGGCAGGATAATCTCTGAACACAAATTACTTTGATGAATTTTTAATCCAAGTTTCTTTTGAAACTCAGGTAAGTTTTTATTACTGGTGTCTACGTAATGGATATACGGCTCGCCTGTTTCCATACGAAGCTCTAGTATCTTTTGCCACAATGATTTAGCTGATACAGTGTCTCGGATTTCTCCAGAGTGTGGATCAATTAGATTCCAACCATCATCTGTATCTGGGTCTACCATACATCTTTCAATAATTTCCATGAACCTATCACTAATATTAATACCGTGATGCAGGTTCAAGCATCGCACATTTTGGTCTCCTGTAGGCTTACGCATTTCAAGAAACATGGTAATGTCTGGATGACTGATGTCGAGGTAGGCTGCGTAACTTCCGCGCCTTGTTCTACCTTGTCTGTATGCAAGTGAACTTGCGTCGTAGGTTTTAAGATGAGGCATGACGCCCACAGATTTGTCATCACTAGAGCGAATCCCAAACCCAATCCCAACGCCACCACCGAGCATACTAAGCCAATTTGTTTCTGAGAGATTTTCAACTAAACCCTCCGCTGTGTCGTTAATGTAATTAAGGAAACAAGAGATTGGCATACCCTTCTTAGATCGACCAAAAGACAAGATAGGCGTAGAATATGATAACCAGTGCTTACTGCTGTACTCATAAAGCCGTTGTGCGTGTTCTGGATTTGATCCAAATGCTTTACTTACGTGTGCAAAACGCTGTTGAGGGCTAGTTTCATCCTCCCTCATGTAAGACTCTTGTAGTCTTTGTATTCCTAATTTGTCAAATAATGAATCCCTACTGAGATCAATTTGAATGCCGTTATAATCTTGTTTTGCCACTTATTCTTATCCTTTAATGTGTTATGTTCTGAGGGTACTGTATATATAAATCAGATGTCCTCGACAGCTAGCTTAATGCTTCGAAAATGTTCTGATAAAATATTCCAACATTTGTCTGCAATTTGCTGGTGCTCTAGCTGTGTACCATTACCTCGTCGGAGTCCACAATAGTGAATCCAACTCCTTAAGTTGCCTGCCATATAAAGGGTAGTTAATGTATTACCCTCTGGTAGAACTACCCTTGCTTGTTCTTTAGCAATACCGTTTTCTATAGCCCAATTATATGCTAACTTCGATTCTCTTATAACTCGTTCTTGCATTTGATACCAACGATCTTGTAAGCCACCTTCGTATTCATCAGACATATCAAGTGCGATACTGTTCTGTCGATTCTTAGGATCTTGTAAACGTGCTTCCCTCTTTTCAAACTCTGAAGCTACGGCATATCGTTGACTAAATTCCTGAAAAGAAAAGGATCTATGACGTATAATTTGTCTAGATATATCTCGGGTTGTGGTAATCTCAAGAGTCGCAGAAACCATCTCAAAAGGGCTCCAATGATCGTTTTCTATTAGATATTTTAGCAATTTAGGTGCTGTTTCAGGGTTGTTTTGATTGCCGGGGTTACTTACTCGAGCAGTGTAAGCAATGAGATCGTCTGGTGTGTGGCAAATATTCGCTGAGGGTTTTGTGATTCCGATTAGTCTTACTGTGTTCAACATTTTCTCCATGTCGTTAATTTCATTTGAGCACGTAGGCCCGTGTATGTATTTTTCTCTATTATACTGTTAATCTCTCCAGGTGTCAAACCCTGTAGTACCATATCATTGATATCTTTTGCTTCAACAGTCTCGGGCCAAATTACAACATTTGCTCCCTCGTTTATATACTTATTAACCAAACGAACTATCTCTGAGTTTCTTGGCTGATTATCAAACACAATGGTATAATCAGTTAAGTTCAACTCACTGATTCTATTAAAGGCACTACCAGCACAGGCAATAGCATTAGGAATAAACAAACTATCAATGGGTCCTTCCACAACTTTAACATTCTTAGAACGATCCATATTTTCTAATCCAAATATCGTAGGAGCGTCTTCATCAATCTTCAACATGATATACCGCAGTGTTTCACCTCTCATGCCGCGCATAGCCATGCCAGTAAGTTTGCCTTGCTCATCTACAAAAGGCAGCACTAGTCTAGGCTGTTCAGTAGTTAAGCTTTTAGTATATTTAGAATTGAGAGTAGAGGCTTTTCTTATGTCGTCTAAGTAGTATAGCCTATTGAACTGTTCTTTAGGTATCATTCTTTTTAGAGCATACTGCACTGATTCATGCTCTTCAGGCAAACCATCTAGACTATCCATCATCTCATCTATTAGAGTTTTAGGACGTGCCTTAGGCTCTTTAAATTCAAATTGAAATTCAGGAGTTTTGTTTGCCCTGTTACCTGCAATGCCTTCTGAGTATCTTTCTAAGACATATTCTTTGTGTAGTAAACTATCTACAATTTCCAGTAACCCACCAAATGTTTTACCTGCTTGACAGTTGTGGCATTTGTAGAACATATCGTTCTTAACTTTGTACAAGTACCCACGTGCTTTATTCTTTTTAGCGGAGTCTCCACAGATAGGACATCTGAAGTTAAATAGGTAGTCGTCCTTTCGCTTGTATCTCTCCAAACGAAAGCTAATCATTTGTATGTATTTTAGATCGATGTATAATGACATAAGGAACCTCGTATAATGTGCTTATTATACGAGTAATAGTGCTATATGTCAAGCACTATTTTTGGTTTTGGTATGCTAGATTTTTAGGAGATTTTTAGGAAAGATAGGATTGCAGGTACTACAAATGCTGCCAATGTAATGGCTCCTAATAGGATATATCTCCAGCGCTCAAGCGCGGAAATACGGGTCTCTAATCGCTCGGTTTTGGTAACCACGTGAGCTTTTAAATCTTTTATACTATCTAATACTTTATCGATATCTTTAGACATCTCTTGCTTAAGCTCCCGGGTGGTGGTTGTCATCCTAGAATGAAGTTCTTTAATATCATTGTCTGTTTCTTTCTTACGTGTGTCCAATGTTGTTAAGACCTCTTCTTGTTTTTCGTCGGCATAATTGAGCCTGGACTCATGGACTGCTAACATCTGTCCAATATTTTGTGAAACGTCACCAATTTTTTCTAGTGCTGTTTCCAGTTTAACAAAAAGAGAACCTATCTGATTCACGTCGTTCTTTAACAGAGCGACTTCGGTTTCTAAGGATTTATTTTCTGCCATTTTTCTTTTTCCGTCTACGTACCATGGGCATCATTACGGGATCCCTTCCTGGTTCCCCTTTAGGGCCTACACCTATTCCATGTACGTTACCACCACCGACGGCATTTGCTGCTACATCTTCGCTGTACATAAAAGATCGGAAAGATACTAAATTGTTTTTTTCTAAATTTTTTGCTTCCTGTATTATTTCTTCGTCATTCATAAAAAGTTCTAAGAGTGTATCAACATCGTCTTCTTGTTCGTTGTACTCTCTAAGTATTGCCATAGCTGCGGCAAAAGATAAAAGTCTTTTTGCCTGTCTATCAGGCGACTTTGTAAGCGCCCTTTGTATCTTAAATACAAACCTATTGAGAAAAGAATAAGCGTCTAGCTCTGAAGTGCCTTGTGGAGATCTAAGTTTTTTACCATCTTTATCAATGATACCCAACCTGTATGCGTCAGAGTTTTCGATGGGTGTTGACAGCATCCTTAAGATCCTGTATGCAACTAATGTATCGACAAACCTAGACATTATATTTTCCTCAAAACATCTATCAGTTCCCGGTTTAACGGGATATTCGTTTCTTTTACACCTTTAGAGACTACTGTTTCTAATGGCATCCTGTTTAAAAATACTAGGTAGGTTTTTAGGTCCGACCAATATTTTTCCTCTAATTTATAAAATAGTAAGTCGGTTGCGGCGTTTCCAAAAACATTGTATAAAACTACAATGTGGTTTATAATTAACCGCTCACTTATTTCACCTGTTTTTTTGTACCTGTTCAACAACCTTTTAATATATTTAAAACGCTTTAAATCGTCTTCTAATTCTGTGAGCCCCATACAACCTGGGTTGTGATAGTGCTTTATTGCATATATTAAAAAGTTATCCTCATTCAAAGTAATCATTATATTTTAGTTTCCTATGATACAGTAGCGGTGCCTCCAATGAAATACCACTTACTGTTTGTGCTACTATATATTAGTGTCGCAGAGTCACCTGCTGACGCAAAGGAAACTGTACCTTGTACATTGGCACCAGTTAAATTAACTGTATGACCACCTGTATTGGAACTCATAATGATTATTTGTATTTGACCTTCTATGCCAGTTGCTATAGATATAGAACCAGCTGAGTCTACATTGCTAATGAATGTGAGATTGTTTGTGGTGTTAATTTCACCACGGGCTGTTATCGTACCGTGATCGGCTATAGCTACTTTGTCGTTAAATGACGCAGGAGTATTTACCCCAAGAAATAAATTGGAGTAGGATAACTTCTTACTGGCTGAGCCTTGAACTAAGTAAAACTGATCTGTCCCTGTTAGGGAACCAGCCGACTGTAGCTCTGATACTTTTGAATCTGCCATTACCAGGACTCCTTATTAGGCGTCTGGGAATTCGGCGTCATCATCGGCGCCACCGGCTGCTTCATATTCAGCGTCAGTAAAGGCAGCTGCCATAGCTACGAGTGTCTCGTATTTTACTCTAGAACCAACTGTAGTTCTACGTACCCAACCTGGTTGTGCAATCCCTGGAGTTGCGGCACATTCTGCCTCATCTACCATAAAGATTTCATTTGCGGGTACACCAGTGATTACTGGCTTAACTGATTTTGACCATGCGGACATTTTTTATTCTCCTGTTAAAATATTATTTATATGATCTATAAGTTTGTAAGCTTCCGTCTTAGTGAGTAGAGCAATTTGCTCGTCTGTCATTGAGTACACATCGAAGGACTCGTCCATTTTAACGGGTGCCAATCCACGCTTGCTGGATTTGGCGTAATCTCTTTTCGCGGCTGCTACTGCGGCTGCGTCATTTTTTGCTGCTTGCTTACGAGCTGCATTCTTAATCATTTGAAGTCTGTTTGCTTTAGCTTCAGGACTCATTTCATCTTGTAAGTTTTTCTTACCTTGGCTAGTGTCTTTAGGCTTACTCTTGAATGTATCAAGGCCTGATCCTTTTTCGCCAGTTTGTTGTTGAGTTGCTAAACGCTTCATTGCGCCTTCTTCAACTTCTGTTTCTTCATTAGCTTTCCTAAGAGCGTCTGCAACAGGTTTGTGTGACGCTAGGCCTTTCTTAACTTTATTAATAGTTTTAAAGGCACCTGAGTAGTTACCACCTTTGTATCGTTTGTCGTTGGCAATACCTTTACCCATTCTAACTTCTTTAGGTGTGTATGCTTCCTCGTGAGTTCCTTTATTATCACAATGCTCACAACCTTCGCCTTTACATTTAGGACATTCGTCTTTCTTCATTTCTTTACCTTCGTCCTTGCCTTTTTCTTCAGTATCAGATGTTTGCATTCCGTCAACCGTGTTAAAGAATTTTTTCTTTTTATCTTCGGGCAAATCTCTGATAGAAGAAACACCGAATTCTTTAAGGGCTTCTTCGAACTTGGCTTTGTAGTCTTCATTCATTTTAGCTACTTCTTCCGATACGCCGGCTCTTTCTTTTTCTTTACGCAACGCTTTAGAAAAGGTTTTAAGTTTTTCTATTTTACCCTTTCGCCCCAATTTGGCGCCATCCTTCTCAGCCTTTTGCCTGTCTTCTTCACCGTCGACGATCTCTACACCGTCAACTAATTTCTCATCTAGTTGTTCCACGATTTGCTCCTCTGTATGGTATCGATTTTTCTGAGTATGTTGCTTGGCACGTTGGAATACTGTATCATCGCCAAATACAATGTACATCATTTCATCCATAAACGTTTTAATGACTGCTCTTTCATTTGGCAACAAGTTTGCTCCCATTTGAACACGTGCAATTGCTCGTTTAAGAATAGGCAAGTTCTGTGCAGGCATCATACCTTGTCGAACTAGCATATCCAATCGTTTACTCTGATCCATCAATTTACCCTTTATATGTAATCTTGTAAATGTATTTATAAGAAATTTATGTTAGACACTAAACTTTTTGGTTTTATAGTCTGAGATGAATTTTGCTGCTAAATCCTTAGGTAATTCAAGCAGTCTTTGTGGTTTTTTCATATCGCGCCATGTGTACTTAGGATCAATCAACCAGTTATGGAATGAGAATACAGTAGGTGGCTGATCGTTTGTAGGACCCTTGTAAAACTCTAGTTCGATAAACTTTAGCATTTCGTATATGTTTGTTTCATCATTTTCCCAGTTCATAAAAGTCATGCCAGCCATGCCACCACCTTTAGGCTCTGGTAGTTGGTTAAGTCCGTCTCTCGCTTTTAATCCCTCATACAATCCTCTAAACCTTGGAAATACACCATCAACCCAAGGTTCGTCATTAGGATTGCTAGCTCTAATTGTAGTTGTATGGTATCCAAACTTTGCAGGGTCTTCAGCATATCGGTTAACTTCATCATATTTTCTAGCTGCCCCTGTAGGAATCCATAAAGGATTTATGTGTGCTGAGTCGTCGGGCAACCAGTATTCATCAAGCCACTTCTTTGTATCTCTAAGTGTGTCTAATGTTTCGTGAGGTAGTCCTGCGATTAAATTAATATGCCCACGGTAATGTCCTTTTTTGTTGAAGTGTTCTTTAAACTCCAACAACCCATCTTGCAGTCTTACAGTCTCCATGCCTTTACCGACTGCCCTACCCGATTTATTATTAAATGATTCTATGCCATAGAAATGAGAGTCTAATCCCAAATCCCACAACATATCCCAATCGTCTTGCCTACTTACTAATAAGTCACCGCGGATATAGCCACCAAGATTGGGACGAAAAGGTAACTTTCGTACAACACGAGCATATCTATGTAACTTCTCGGAATAGTCATTAACAGTTTCATCTGATAATGTGTAGCTAGTCGTACCCCATTGCTCATAATTTCGTAAAAATTCGTCATATAAATTATCCTCGTCTCGGCTGTGGTCGCCTTTAATGTTTCTGTGCACGAGAGTACAGAAGTGGCAATTAAATATGCAACCTCTGCCTAGTTCTACTGTTAAAATTTCTTGTGGTTGTATGAAGTCACGTTCTTCATATGAGATTGTAAAGTCTTTTATTCTCGTAGCATCATAGTTATGAGTAGCATCTATATAGTTGTAGCTACCGTGTGTCTCATACTTTAAGTCTGTTCCTATGTTTGTGAGATGTCTTACAAGTGCTGATATTGCAAGCTCACCGTAGCCAACAATAAGCCAATCAATAGGAACATAGGATGCGTTGTAATAGGATTGTGTCCCAGCTACAATAGGAATGTGCGGGTATTCAATTTTAGTCCACTCTAAAAATTCTTTAAGTGAATCAAAGTCAACTGTAAATGTAGCACTAACACCTATAAAGACGGTATCTTTACGAACTCGAAGTTTAAAGTAATCTTTCAGCTCTTCAGTAGTCCAACTTTGTACAAAGTCTACTACCTCAACATCCATACCTTCCTTACGAAGGTGGGACGCTATCCTATGAGCGCCAGGTGCTCTTTTTACAGAGTCGTAGTAATAGTCTACAACCCCACCGAAGATCATGGCGTGCATAATTAGAGTACTTTTCTACGTACTAATTCGTTTCTAACTTTTTGTTTGATTTTGGGCTGTGCATTACTTCCTTCTAAATACTTTAAAAGTTCTTCGGTGGAAGTAGAACGCATATAATAATGAACGTTCTTAGTTTTGCCCGTTGCTTTGTCGCGAGTTGTTTGTGATTGTTTAAATTTCATCGGCATAATATATCTCCATTATATAGTTATCGTTTTTTAGGCTTAGGTGCCTTAGTCTTTTTTGTCTTTGCTTTCTTTGCGATAGGCTTAGCTGGCTTATACTTTTTACTAGTTGCTGCCTTCTTGCCTCCTCTAGATTTCATTCTATTGATTTCCATTTTTCTCATATTAGGCAACATCTTAACTGCTAACCTAGATACTAGTGGCTGGAATCTTTGTACCATTGTTTCCAAACGTGAACGCTCTGCAGGTGGTAGCTTGGATCTATCACGACCCCTCAACAATCTTTTGTATACCATTCCACGAGCACCACGGGTCGCTCTACGTTTTAGTCTATCAGGAGAGGAACCTCGTCTGAGTGCAATACCTCTAGCGACTTTTAATTTTTGTCTGTTACGTCTAGCAGCGAAACGTCTTTTCATTCTGCCTGTGACTGATAATACTTCGTGGATTTTTAATTCGTCACCGTGTTCTTCTTCATCAGGGTATTCTGTATTGTCTAAAATTTCCAACTCATCTTCATCATACAATCCTAAATCCAAAGCCTGTTGCCAATCAAATTGTTCTGCTTCTGATTCTAGTTCTTGAATATCTTCTTTAGTTAAGTCCCAATGGATTGTTTGTAGTATGGCATTGTCCTTTTTATACTGCGCTTTTGTTTCGTGGGCAGGACCAGACTCTTTTACGAACTCTTTAAACTTTTTAGGCTCTTCACCCGGCGTCAACTTCTTAAAGTATTCAGTACCTTTATCAGTACCCCACTCGTGCCCGCCTGGCTTAGCATCGTATTCTGCGTCTTCTCTCATGTTCTTTTTACGTTCCTTATTAATCCACGCAACTGCTCGTCTATCCTGTGGGGCCTTTCTTGCCCATTGCCACATTTTACGATATGCGCTAAGTGTTCCTTTATTTATATCAGAACTTTCACTGTTATCTACGACAATAAAGTTGTTTCCAAATGCGTGTTGAAACTTACCAATGTTATTTTGTACTTGGGACCACATTGTTTTTACAGTTTTTGTGGGTAATGCTCTTCCGCCGCGTTCACCTCTTTGAATGTTTCTATTTGCTGCTGTTTCTTCGTCGGTGTTAACTAGTATTAAAGCTGTCTCGTAACCTAAGGATTCTAGTTGTTGTTTTTGTTTTTGTATCTTGGTGTAATCTTTTCCTGTACCGTCAATTACTAGTCCGAGCCTTCCATTAATCCAACCACGCATTCTATTACTGGTTAGTCTTTTAGAATTGTCTCTAATACCTTGCCCTTTGGTGGACATAATGTTCTTTTGTGTGGCTTCTAATCCTGCCTTAGCCAACTCTTTCTCAAAAATAAGATCAGAGTTTACTACTTTAAAACCTAGTGTCGTTAATGAGGTTCTACCGACAACAAATGACTTGCCAGAACCAGGACCTCCTGCTAGGAAAATTGCTTTGAAAATTCCAGGATCATTGACACCTTCTGTTATCATTCTTCTTCAGTCTCTTCTTTAGGCTTTAGTTGCTCTTCATAGTAAACAATAATCGCCTTTTGTTGTTCTATATATCTTTTGATATCTGCTAAGGACAGAGATAAGTTCTCATATCCAGGAACACTTATTGCGAAGTAAACAAGATCTCCGTTTTCTTTCTCAAATCGTTCTGCGAACTCTTCATAGTTTTCAGAAGTTACTGCATAAAATTGTGTTTCAAAAAGCTCTAGTCCTTCAGGGCGAGGCTGTATTGGCACCATTCTTTCAACAGTCTGAATCTGTGTAACGATTCTTTCTGGGCCCTGTAATATAGAGCACCCGCTTAAAGCTACAATACTACCTATTAGAAGTGGTAGCTTCAAGCTCTTCCAATATAGCTTTACTTGCATTATTCACTCTCGTTTCAATAAGCCCTGGCTTTTGCATTGTCAGGGCGGTTAAATTATGACGTCTCAATTTTCCAATCAATTCGTTTTTATATTCATTCGCAGAACTTAACTCTACATTCAGTTCTTGTATTCTAAGTTCGTTTTGTATGTTAGCAGCAACCAATTCATCTAATGCGATTTGATTTGATCTGGCTGCTGTTTCTGCTTTAGCTAGATTTTCTGCGGCGACTTGTAATCTGTTCTGGGTATCTTTGTAGTACATATAAGCACCACCAAACATTCCAGCGATTAGTATAAATGGCAATAGTCTCCACATACTAGCAATTCCATCTTTTACGAGCAGCTTTACCTCTTTCGCCTGTCCAACTTCCGGATCTAGCGCAGAATGATTTACGTCTTTTCGCTGCCTTGCTTCCAGCCTTTAATTTACTAGGTGGAGTAGTTACTGCTGTTTGTAGTTTACTGCCTGGGTTTTCTCGTCTGTGAGCATCGACACCTTTTTGTGTTAGTCCTGCACCATCTTCTGTGGGTCTCTTGTGCCCAGATTTAATGCCTTCTTCTTGCATTGACTGTCTCATCATGGCAGTCTTCAGAGCCTTTTTATGATGAGTTAAGGCATTCATATGCTTCACCATTTGTTGATTGGATGAAGCAGTTTTCATCGCCGCATTTGCCTGACGAATACCTGACTCGTGGCGGGCAATAGTTTTATCAATGCCTTCGTTAACTTTTTTGCTCGTCAAGGAAGAAGCGGCTTTACTTGCAGCCTGACCAGCAACGGCTTGTCCAACCTTACCCGCGCCTTTTTTTGCCGCGTACCGTGAACCAATGGCTCTGGCAGCCCCGGCAATTATAGGGTTCTCAGAAATTATCTCTTCGTTTTCCATATCATTTGCCTCGTCTGCGGACAGTTTAGCCGCAATCGCCATTTCTCTTT